GGGAATAGAAGCCACCCTAGTGCCGTGCGCTTGCTTTCCGGGAGTAAGTTTATCACCATACTCTCGGTGCATTTCTTTGTTCTGCTCAAGGATTGGTTGAACATCTTGATGAGTAACAACGCTGTATGTCCCATCTTTATGATCTTCAATCGTAGATGGCCTAATATACTTTTCCCTCATAACGGCATATCCCCTCGACTTCCTGACATCTTCCTGAAAGACTTTATTGCTTTATCCCTAGACCCTTTCTCAGAGTAGTCAGACTTAGCAGTTTTGGACTCTTTCTGGGGCTTTAGTCCTTCCTTTAACGCTTTCTTTACGCTCATGGTTTTCCTTTAAGTGAACGGGAGCGGCCCCTAAGAGCCGCCCCCAGTACATCTTACGCAGCTTTAACACCAATGACAGCACCTGAAGCCTGACCATTCTTACCACGAAGGCCATACTCAGCAATCATCATCTGCTGAATGGAGTCGCCAGTTTTCGCTAGATTCTGGGTAGAGAATGGACGCAAATAGTCCACTGACCAGAAATCATAGTCTAGTACATACAACTGGTTAGCCAAACAGAATCGATTAGGCACAATCTTAAAAGTACCAAAGTCTGTAACAATTACATCAACAGAGTTAATCGCTGCCGCAGGGGATGCTTTGTCGTGGTTAGACACGATGTCAGCAACTACAGAACCCGCTAACGAAGACATCTTAACTTTCAACGAAGAGTCACACATAATAACATCTGGTTCACCACCAGCATTAAAAATGCGCTCTACGCAATTATTAAGCATTGTCATTGTTAAAATGACATCAACACCAGCAGGGGTAGCTTTACTTGTCCCAGTACCGGCATTAACAATTCCCACACCAGCAGCAGAGCCATCAACAAGGTTGCTGTCAGCAATAACTGACGAACCCATCCAAGTCATGCACTCACCAGTAACACGCGCAGCAGGAACAGCAGAGCCAGCGACTTTTACAGCTTCGCCTGTCAACATAAATTCCATATCGCGCTTCAACTCTTTCGCGGCCTTCGCCATTCTATAGGCTTGTGAACTTTTACGTCCAGCAAAATCTACAGCCTCGGCAGTACCGGAAGTCTGAATTGACTTCATACTGATTTGCGTATAATTGTTAAGCAACGTTGGTTCAACAACTGCTGTTGCCGCAGCGTTATCACCTTCAAACTTCCTATTTACAGCAGCCGCTGCTAGAGCATCCTTCTGCCACTGAAACAACGTGTTAGAAGCAGTACCTCTACCAATGCCTGAAACAAATGGAGTGTCGGTTGGTGATATGTTATAAATAATATTACTCAAGTCTTCACGGATTTGTACCGCGTTATAAGTTTGTCGAGTATTGCCGGGGATAGCCATTAGCAATCCTCCCTAGTTAAAGTCTACAAAATCCTCAAAGAGTTTAGCCGCGTCATCGACATGACCTGACTCCTGAAGCCGTTTCATGGAAGCTACTGTACGTTCTTTAGCCGCTCGTTTCTTTGTAGTTCCCCCACCAGACTTCACAACTTTAGGCTTATTCTTTACTTTTTTAGCCTTTATGTTTGATTCTGATAAAGCATCATACTTCATAGCCTTCATCAATGCGATAAAGGAACGTGAGTCCACTAAAGAATCGATTTCTTCAGGGACGAATCCTTGGGATAAAGCATACTCTCTAAGTTGAGAACCCAACTCAGTTCTAGTTTTGGCTTCACGCCATTCAGGAATATTTTGTGCTAATTTTTCATGTTCACTTGCTACGAAAGTTCGATGTTGTTCAGACATCTGTTGGTTGAGTTGCGACTCTTCCTGCTGCTTTCTGTGCTGTAGCCCTTGAATATGTTCCTGTGCTTGCCTAAATTCTTCACGTTTAAGTAGATACTCTGACTGATCCTCTTCTCGTAAAGCATTCCAATCTATATTGAAACGCTCCAGACCACTCAGTGACCCTTCAATTACTTCGCCAAGATTACGTACATATTGCTCTTTCAGTCCTTGCAATTCTGGAAGTTCTGTCTCATAACGAGATTTTGCTTCTTCAAAATTATTCCTGAGTTCTGCAAGTGCTTGAGTCTTTTTAGTGTAGTCTGATTGCCGAGAATACCCCTTTATCAATTCATCAAAGGTAACTTCATGCTCTTCACCATCAATAGTGACGGCGTAAACATCAGGTTCTTCTTCTTCGACCTCTTCGTCAGACTCCTCAGATTCCTCTTCTTCATCTTCATCAGATGCTTCTGATTCCTCTTCTGCTTCCTCCAATGGCTCATCTTCAGATTCCTCTTCGGACGTTTCTTCGGAAGGTTTCTCTTCTAGCTTTTCTGGTGGTTCTTCTTCAGAATTCAGTAGGCCAAGAATTGCGTTTTGTGTTGCAGTAATACTTCCTGCTTCACCGGGTTGATCTCCCGCTACAGACGGGGCGTCTTGCGTATCCGCCATTACAAATCTCCTCTAGATATGTGGGTGTTGCTTTTCTAGAACTTTAGCCATGTGTCCAGTTTCAACTATGGACTGTATATGAACTTTTATTCTATCAAGCAGTCTTACGGCCAACCAGAAAGATTCTCGTTGGTCGATATCTGTAGACCCTGACATCTTCCAGAGGTCTAATAATTCTTCTTCTAATTTTTTAAATGCTTCAACAAATACCGGGTTATCGAGAAGCAACTGAGCCTCTCGTTCTCGTTCTTCGGTTAACATATTATCCTAGGGCCACTGGCCTGTTTTGTTTTGCCTCTAAGTCAAGTTCTGCCATTTTAAGTTGGGCGTCAATTTGCATCTCAGCAGCTTCCTGCTGGACCTTTTGCGCCTTCACCTGTACTTCTGCCGCTCTAATTTCAAGTTCAGCCTTCTTGTTTTGCATTTCCATTTGGGCCATTTGCTCTCTTGGATCTGGCTGTGGTGGAACGGAATCAGGATCAGTCAAGAAGTCACTGACATTCTGAAAGCCCATGTTCCGAATTAAGGCTGCCCCAAGATTGTACATATTCTTTTCTGTGACGATTTTTAACCCGCCCTTCATAGCATCACCAGCAAAGTTTAACATTGCTGATAAGTGCATAAGCTGTTGTTCTTTATTACCATGCCCAAGAGCAACCGATACAGTACAATCCATTTTATCATTCCAAGCATCAGGTCTTACAGGAACCCACTCATTACGAAGTTTGACAACCCGTTCCTTGTCTTGGAATTTAAGTAGTAGTTCGTATATTCTACGCATTAATTCTTTAACACCTGTTTCCGCAAACTGCCGCGCAATAAGTTCCACCCTGCTTTGCGCTGCTGTCATTACGGAATTAACAGCACTGGCTGTAGTATGCGATGTTAATGCCTTGTCATTTAATCCTTGAGATGTCTTACCAACACCAGCCCTAGATTCACGAATGGTATCTAAGTACTCAAGCATTTGAAAACTATAAGGTTCTAGTGAAGGAGTACTCAAGGGTGTAACTGCATTTGGGGATTTCACCCTAACTACACCACCCGGCCTCTGGGTCAGCAGATCATCTAAGTTTGCCTGACCCTCTAGTACTGCATACCGACCAAAGTTCTGGTTATACATATTATCCATGAGATTTCTAAGCAATGTACTCTTAATTAATTGCAAATCCATCACTAGGTCAGCAACTGACAACCCAAAGAACTTATGCGGTATCTTTATGGGGGTGATCGAAACAAAAGGAATACTATCAATTGGTTCATTCTCTAGTATCTTTTTACCTACGCTACATACCTTGCGTAACTCAGCAATGCCATCACCATCCCAATCGGTTTGCAAATAGTTCTCATGCAACCAATAAGTTTTTAAGGCTTCTTCTGCACCGTCTCCATAAGTTCCCCAGTACTTAGCTGTCTTGTCATAATCATAACGAGCAAGTCTTTCTGGAGAATACTCTTCCATATCATCGTCACCACCACCTAAGTCTTCAGGTTCTAGGTTTTCGTCTGGGTACATCTCTCGTAGATCAGAGAGTGTAACCTGTACACGATGACAAACAAATTTTGCATCTTGTATTGACTTGGATTCCCTAGCAATCAGAAATTCACTGGGAGGAACATTCTCAATCTTCACTCGACCATTGTAGTCACTTCTGATGATAACTATATCATTAAAAGTTTCTTCACCTTCTAAATATTCAGTATGCTCAGTTACTTCTACATCTGGGGAAGACAGCATAGACTCTACTTCAATATTAGATAGTCGGTGATACTCCTCTCGTTTTGATTCAGGATACTCATCCCACCATACCTTGATTATACCATTCTTTTGAAGCAGCGCATCGGTGAACCATGAATATAGAATTTCCCAACCATTGTTATCTTTTACAAAGACATGGTTAACATAGTCAGTGGCTTGTTCCGCCATTGCTACATCTTCTGGTCCTACAGGATTGAATTTAACCATTTCATCGCCAGATGCAAAAATACGCATTAACGACGGCTTTATCCATTCAATAGTATCTTGTACAGTGGAGTCAACAAACTGCGACCTACCCTCAATCTCGTTTCCAAACGGTAGCGCATAGTAGTACTCCATAGCCATCTCACGCTGCTTGGATAGTTCATCTGAAAAATAACCTAAAGAGTTACGGAGTTCTGCATCTATCCGTGTCTTTAGTTCGTCTTCTGTCATTTTTTCAGCCATTATATAATACCATAGTTTTTATACTCTAAGTCTTTAGTCCACGTAGGGTCTGATCCAGAAACGGCAAAGCGTGTTGCCATTGCAGCGTAACGAGTAGCAGACATTAGATCATCCCTGAAAGGGACTATCTTGCCCCCCTTCCTATGATACATCCTGAACTCTTCCCACCAATCAGATAAGGTTGAAAACACTTTAAACTTATCATCTTCCATTCTCTGTAACATTGACATTATACCCTCTTCAACAGAATTGCCTCCTTTGTTCTGTCCCAGTGCAGGAGGATTCTCAAAATGAGAGTGTAACATATTGCAACCAAGATTGCGATACTGATCAGCCAAACCGGGATTGCCCATTGAATCGCGCCTATTACCATCATGGGGCCAACTAATAGGTATGTAACTAGGGCGGCTTTTAATCTGAGCGGCATGAACTGAGGGTGGGGATTTTGATTGCCGGTAACAGTCATATACATAGTATATATCCTCATCCCTGTCAAACGCAATCCAAACTAGGGCTGTAGGATGATCGAAACCGAAGTCGATCCCACAAATTCTAGGCCAATGATCCTGTAAAGAAATAGGATCTATTAGTATCTTTTCCTCCATCACCGGAAAGACTAGACCTGAACCTATAGAAGGTCTACCATACCTACGCATCTCTCTTTCGTGGGGACTATAACTGGAAAGGATTTGTTCCATTACAGTCTCGTTTAAATGACCCCCGTTACCACGAAGGGATACGATTTTCTCTGCTGCGTCATCCCATGTTGCGTTAACGAGAGCCTGTCCGGGTTGCAGCCTATTCATAAAAGAGGCAACAGTTTCTGTCATTCCCGCTTCTGGGGTGAATGTCATATAGACCATTCCACGCCTATCTAGCGTCCTAGTAACCGCTTGAGAGTAGATATCTCTTCCCGGTTCCTCGTCCAGCCATATACAGTCTACTGACCTACCTTGCCACTTCTCTACACCCATTTCATAGGCTTTGAAGAATAAAGATGAGTTCCCGCCAGACACATGTCGTACTAAAGCAACACTCTTAGCGTTGGGAACACCCGGTTTACGTTCCGTTTTTATTATATAATCTTTTGGAACGGTACCGGACCCAAATGCCGTTGGATCGTCAGGGGAACCCAGTAATTCAAATTGTACTATATCTCGTGTTGTTTCGTTAGATACACCACCAGCCCATGCAACAATAGGCTGATTAAATACTTTTCCTTCCCACCAGTCAGGGTATAAACCTGTTAAATGATAGGATAGTTCTGCGCTACCACAATAAGATTTACCTATACGGTTAGCCGCCATAAGTAATCTTTGGTTAGAATCCTTACCTGTTTTATGAAACTTTACCTGATAAGGATAGGGGTCGTAAGACTTTACCCTGTTGTACCTCTCCCTAGCCCTTTGGGTTTGTAGGAGATCAAGTAGTAAGTCTTTATCTTTAGTGTTTAATAAGGCTGTCGATTTGTCTTTGGATTTCATCATCACTCATGGATTCGATGTTGGTTTGTTCAATCCTTTCAATAGGTTTGAGTCCCGCTCTGTCGAGTAAGTCTTTGATTGCCGATATCCTAGCAGTGTCACTGGTAGATGTCTCTGCTATGGTTGAGAGCAAGTTTAGCATGTTGGGTACCTTGTCTGCAAGTACCTCTTTCGTTTTGTCAGCTATGGTATGTCTAAGCTGCTCTTTTAGCTGATGCCCTTGTTGTTTCGCTGTCTTTGCAGAATAGCCAGCATGGATAGCTGCTTGGGTAGCATTACCTGTTTCTGCGTAGAACTGTACGAACTTGTCTTGTCTGTCTGTCATTTGTTAGCCTTCCACCAAGGCTCATCTTGCTTGAGTTTTTCTTTTCTATGTGGGTTTCCCATAGCTGCAAGTATTTCAAGTAGTATCTGCAGTTCTTTCTCAGATAGGCTTCTAATATCTTCAGGATCAATGCCTACCAGTTCTCTTAGGTTTTCTAACTGACCGTAAGTACGCATAGCCCGTAGTTGTTCGGCTGCTAACCCTGTACCTCCAGTATACTTGCCAGTTTCTTTATCATATTCCCCATAACCAGACCCTATCATTTTCACATAGTCTTTTAGGTCTTTTTTGGCACGATCTCCACGCGGCTCTAAGCTAGTTCCTTGATAGACCATTGAATGCTCACGGGTATCCCGTGGACTCCCTTCATACTCTTTATCCCTGCCTGTGAACTTATTGAATAACTCCTGCAGACCAAGAGGGGTATCAGGGTCATCGCCACCTCTAGTACGATGCTTACCTCCTAAGAACTCTCCTTGATGTTTTCTAAAATTAGGGGATTGAAAAACATAAGAAGTTCCTCGATGGCCAGCTAGTTCGTGCATTTGAACATCTGACAGATTTCCGGGAACCACAGATGGGTCTAACTGACCATACTTTCTAAGGAAATGTGGTGGAATAACAGTTGCCGTATAGCCATGTGGCGTTAGTTCGCCTATCTTGGCTTTTTCATCCATTCCTCCTAAAGTTCCTTTTAACAACTCTAGGTCTAGACCAACCGTGTCGTAACCTCTGCTATATGTTCCGCGAGTAACAGGTCTTCTTCCACCTTTTTGTATACCTTCTCCAGCAATAAATTTTCGTTCCTCCATATCGCCAAGCCCCGGTCTGTATTGCGGTACGGAAGGAATATTGCCTTCGGGATCACGCCGAAGAGTATACTTTAATGCCTCTACCATGTCAGGACTTTCGGGCTTTACTTTACCGTAGTGTTCCATCCGTCTACGCGCATTTTCAAGCATAGTGAATTCTGATTCAGCCTTTGCTTGCTCTAAGGATGCATCTCCCCCCGGACTCGTAAAGTTATCACGGGCCATATGCCTAGCCACATCCAGAGGAACCATAGTCCCATCATTAGCTAGAACAGTACCTTTCTGCTCTTCTAGAACTTCTGGGGGTATACCGAAAGTATTCTTCCCGGGATAATCTCTATGTATATCCCTCATAGGAACGCGAAAACCCATACCAAGAGTTCTTAATTGCTGGAGTTCTGAAGCAGTCAGCCCCGAAGGCTCTAAGGGAGGATGAACCTCCGTAAGGTCATGTGGACTGTAACCTCTACGCCTCTTCTTGCGTGTCTTGGATATCCTTGTTCTTGCCATAGTATCTTCTCTAAGCCCTCAAATAGCCTCTCTAAGAGACTTTAGGGTATTACCCCTTGCTACCCTACGTGGTCATCAAACACAGTGTTCAAACGGTGTATGTGAGAAGAAACATAAGAGGGGAATAGGAATGGGAAAATACCATGCAATAAACTCACCAACCCCAAAACCAGCATAAAGCCAGCGGTCTTACTCGCAAACTGTAGGTGGCGTAAATAGGTTGTATTCTCTAGATGTTTCATAATGAATCGCTTATGTAGTGTTTATTACCCTGCACTGTATGGAGAGAATATATATATATAATATATATAGAGAAAGGGGTGCCTAGGGGTCTATCGAAGCCCTGCTAAGGTCTGGCTGGGACCGGACCGAAGCCGTGCTAGAAACTAGCAATCCCT